TCACTTGAGCCTCGTTATCGAAGATACAACAACGCCCATCACCTCCAGATCGTCGCCGCCGTCATGAAGCAGGATCGGCTCATACTTCGGGTTCATGGGTTCCAATTGCGCGCGAGGATGCAAACAGAGGCGCTTCACTGTGAACTCGCCGGCTATGCTGGCAATCACAATATCGCCATGGGCTGGGCTGATGCTGCGGTCAACAACAAGCATAGAGCCCTCAGTGATCCCGGCCTCAAGCATGGAATCACCTGTCGCATAGAGAAAATAGGTCGCATTGGGATGGCTGATGCAGTACTCGTTCAGATCGATGCGCGAACTGACGTAATCTGCTGCAGGACTGGGAAACCCCGCCGGCACCTTGTCGGCGAAAAGCGGGATTTTGAGCTTGGTTGGGTTTGGTGTTGGATAAAAGAAAGTCATAATGTTGCCTTGTTACTGTGTTTTTATACAGTATATGCGCAAGATTTTGACGGGGGAAAGTTCGGATTTTTGTTAGAACGGTAGGATATTGATCGGTAAAGAAAGATAGTTTTGATGAATGGCCGGGCTCCCTCCCGGCAACACATTCACACAGGCCAGAGGTTGTAACGTACGCCGAATGTGGTGCGTAAATACTGCATGACAGCCAACAGATTTGCGTCGCTCAGTCTTTCTTTGTAAACGAGAGCTGCGGAAACATTACTGTTTCCATTGCCATTGAGCCCTGGTCGCACACCGATGCAGTAATTGCGGTTCGCATTCGTCGCGCGTGTAGCAGAAATAGAGCCCTGAAGAAGATCGCCAGTTGCCGGCCGATATACTGAGCCGGTAACATCGCTCGGACCAAATCGGCCAGCGATGATCGCCAGATCTGCGGCAGCGCCAGCATCGGCCATATTGATTACGGTTGATGCAAGTCCAGAGCCATTTGAGGTATACACTTCCATCTGGCGATCTTTACGAAGCAATATCGAGTCACTACCGACCGCGTTATTACCGCTATAGTTTGAAACTGACCATGCGTCCACACTCGAAGATGGGTTGCGTGCAATTTCGATAATCGTTGAGTTCGCTCCACTGACTCTAACCTGAGTATCAAAATAATTACCATCGCTAACAGATGCATACTTTGCATTAATTTCAGGATTGCCAATCTTGATTAATGGCGTTCCTAAATCCGCATGATTATTTAGTGGATTTGTCATTTGCGAACTGATGAAGTATGCTCCAATCATATTTGTGAAATATGGAATATCATAAAATGGATTGGTGATATCGAATTCATCAAGCGATCTGTAATCAACTCCCTCACCAGGAGGGAAAGAGATATTTTGCAGTAAAAATGTGTTGGTACCTTGCATGCTGCCTCCTACGGTTTAATAAAGTAATTGTAAATTGGGGTTGTATATGCACCAGCACCAACATCAGACAAGTGGTAACTATCTTGCCAAGCCCCTAGACCATTACCAACAGACCACACCGCTGGCATATCGTCATAAAAACTGAACCATTCAACGTTGTTATCACGTGATACCTGCCGCATTGCATCACGATACGCAGTCATTGCTGGAACTGGGGTGCCAGTGGCATTAGGCTGCGCTGGAGATACGAGAATTATTCCGACATTCGGTAATGCCGTTCGGTATGTGTTAATCATCGTTCTCAGCGCGTTAATATATTGAGCAGTGCCACGGCTCTGCAGGTAGTCATTTGTACCCAAGTTTATAACAATCAAATCAAGGTCTAAATCGCTCGTATAATTCGGTATCTGGCTTTGGAAAAATAAATGCTGAGCGCCAAACGTGCCACCATTCCCCATTTTATTGACTATAACTCCTTTCGTTGCCGACGTCAGATATGCACCTAACAACGAAGCAACACCGGTGTTGCCCACTGTGTCAATATTCAGGGTCTGCAGCGTATCCGTCATACCGCTGATAACCACTTTCTTGATGGTGTTAGTACCGCCACCAGTTACTGAAATTGGCGTACCGCCATCTATGGAGTAGCGAAACGTCCCTGTTGCATCGTAGTAATATAGCGTGATTTGTGTGGCCTTAATGTTCGTTACTTTGATCGTTGCATCAGTACGCGATGTGTAATAGCCCATACCATCGGGACCGCTGCCATATGGTGGAGCTGTATTTGAGTAACTTGCGTCGTACTCTGTAAAATTAGCGCGGGTAACAATCATGTTCTCCCATACGCTGTTGCCTTCGGTATTAAACTGAAGCCAACCAGCACCGGCCCTACCGCCATAATCTGCAAACAATCTGTCGGCCATATTGCGCGGCAGCCGATTAAACTCAGACCACGAATCACCGATATAGCCAATATTCAGACGAACATTTCCGCCATTAATGAGCTTCATCTTTTTAAGGCGAAATCCATACAGGCTGCGGCCATCAGTGTATTTAAGACTTGCTCCGCCAGATACAGCCCCCATTTTAGCCGCTATCTTGTCAACAAGGCTTTGAGAAACCCCGGCAAAGTTAACCAACCCATTTTCAAACCATGCCGCAACCTTTTTATCCTTATCAATTACCCAAGCAACGTTATATGGGCTCATGTTTAATATTGGAAAACTCCCAGATGCAGCAAGGGATTTTTGGGCAAACCCATCGGCCACTCCAGCAGCATTAAACTTACCTTTTTCGAACCATAATGCCACTTTGCGATCCATATCATATACGAATGGCACCATAGCACTGGAAAACTGGTATGACTTAAACGTAGTGCTGGAATCTATGCTTTTCTGTGCAAATTCCATAGTAACTCCGGCTGCATTCCATTTCCCATCCTCAAACCATGCTGCTACTTTTTTATCTTTATCGATAAAAGCGGCCACCATAGAAGGATGCTGATGGTATGCTGGTAACACAGCATTGATTTCATCAATAGCATTTGCTAGAGAGTCTATATAATCTCCGCTTTTAATGCTTTTCCCCGTTGGCGAAGCAACACCGGCTATATTTTTATTTTCATATGCTAAAGTTTCTGAATCATCACTCCAGATATAAAACAATGCCCCCTCGGGTATCTCTCCTAATTCAATCGCTTTTGCTGCCTGCTCTTGAGTATATGCGTTACCTAAAGGTGCCAAAAAATGCCTCATACCTTCGGCAGTATAACGTTTGACGCCAAACCTATCAGTGTAGAAAAACTCATGCGAGGTGATGAATTGGTCTGCTTTTCCGATGTTAAATTTAAAATCCCTGACATCTTCACTAGGGATTGGTTTTTGTGTCGGTATGGTATCCATTTATTCAGTTACCTCGTAATTGTACATTTCATCGTTGTATTCTGACATGGTTAGCGAGGTAGTCCCGTCGCCATTTGGTTTCTTTTCTGTAATCGTCCATTTCGTTGCGTCTATCTCCACATGAGAGGCGATGACGTAACGAGACGGCGACTGGACTGTATAGCCGTCAAATATGTTGAGGTTGATTGCTGGCACTGCAGCGGTAAACCCAAATGTCGTATCACTGCGCGGGTATGCCTGAACGCGACCTGTGGGTGAGCCATTCGCATCGGTGACGACGACAAACATATCCCCAGCCCACTCGATCCGCTCGCTGGTATCGAAATTGTTGCCGTTACGCATCACGATGTAGCCATCCTGCTGGTTCGCGTCGTAGATATCAGCAACCTGTACCATCTGCCCGACGTTCACCCATTCGCCATCGGCCAGCGCACGGATACCCATCGTTTGGCGCGAGTACAGCAGACGCCGAACTTCTTTCAAGGCCCGTTCCCGCGCCTGGTATGAATTGCGGATAAACAGCATGTCGAATTTCTTCGCCTTTACCGGCTCCCCCTCTTCAATCGAGTTGCCGACGATCCGGTAGCGGATGAATGCCTGTTTATTCGTGACCGGGTTTCGATACTTGACCTCCACCCCATCGAAACCGCCGGGTAGCGTCATGTCGTATGAAAGGCTGTAATCCTCCGCTTTCATATTGGCGCGGTTGAACACCGTCGTTGCGCTTGGCTTCCGCTCATCGCGTGTGAATGACAGAACCCCACCATCCCAAAACGCGGTTACCGTCGCCGCATCGCAGATCGTCTGAATTCGAGAGCCCAGCGAGATGTCTTCGTCATCGAAGGTGTAATCGAAGTAGCCAAGGCGCGGATCAGGAAGCGATGTCGCGATAGAGTAAAGCTCGTAGATGTCGATGCTCGACTCTGGCTGACCGCCCATCTTTATCCAGGTGTGCAATACCGCATCTGCAAACGAGCGTGACGGCCTTTCTGTGTAATCGACTGCCTGCGTAGCCAGGTTGTAGCTGATGACGTGGCGGGTGATTAGAGCGTTATATTTTCGCTCCCTTGCACTGGTCGCTCGCTCTGTCGCAGTGACAGTGACGGTTACGAGCGTGTCATTCGGGTAAACAACGTTGGTGCGCGTCCTGACGATATGGACAGCTTCGACCTTCAGGATTGAGTGATCATTGCTCCCATTCGTCCTCTTAAACTGGACGGCATACCGGCCATAGCCAGCAGCAGGAGTGAATTTAAACGTGCCATACTTCGTGTCACTTAACCCAGAGTAGTTATCAAGCCCACGATTATGCGTCTCCGTCGTCCCCGGTATTTGCACATTGTCATCATCAACTTTCCAGAATGTGATATCGCAGTAGGCGTAATCTTTATCCCCTAATTGGGCCTGTAGATGTACCCACAATTGCTCTCCAGGAACGGGAGAAAATGACGGGCCAATCACTAAGGGCTCGTTGTCATTAATCGTGAATATTGACGTGTTAACCACTGCATCTGTGGGGATCTCACTGATATCCCTGCCGCTCAGATTTGAGAATGTGAAATTGTAGAAATACTGGGGGTCTACCTGCGCACCGTCGTCAGTTGTTGTTGCGCTTATCAGGTCGGCATACACAGTAATATTTCGTGTTACTGACCCTGACACTGTGTTGTAAGTGACGTTGACAACGAACGACACCGAGTGGGGCTTAGGCAGGTCATAGAAGTAATCAAAGTCGCTATTTTGCTTAATTTTTACGAGTGCCTGCCCTGCTATGAACTCACCCGACACCATATCGGTGGTTGTCGTCGCTGTCTCAGCAGGGAAATCCCCGCTCTCGTTCGGCCCAGGTAGTTCCTGGCCGTCGATGTCGTCGAAAGCGAACCCCTCATTGATCAGCGGGATGTTCTCGCCTGGCTGGTAGATGCGGTATGAGGCGCCAGCCAGCGCACCGAGGTTCGATTCTGAATACCTTACTGACGTGACGTCATACCGGCCCAGCCCGAAGTTCATCCACTCGGTCACTTTCTTGATGTTGTTGTCGTACTCGAACATCGAATCCTGAATCATGTCAGGGTACGCGCGCACCTGGCCGTAGTTGTCAGGCTTTGCCTCGCCGTTTCGCGCAATGTTGGTTTGCCCTTTCAGGCTGTTGTTCGGGGAGGTCTTTGCGTTGCTGCTTGTCGCCACGCCCGCGCTTGGCTGGCCGAGCAATGACGTCAGGATTTTTTGAACAAACTTTATCGGAGCGAAAATCGGACTTAGCACTTTGCCAATGGTGCCGCTTTTCGGTTGGTCGAACACGCTGATCACGTCGCCGTCGTTGAGCGGGAAATTCAACTCATCATCGGGCTGCAGCTTTACCCCATTACGCAGAATTTCAACATCGCAGTGAAGGTTGGCAGATTTAAGCCAAGGATAGAACATGCTGCCGGCGGGAAGGTTATGACGTTCTTTGGGCAACCCCGGCACGCGCTGAACTTCGATCAACGGCATAGTCGTAAAACTCCAATTTGGTGAAAACTCGCTCCAGCGTCCGCAGCTTGTCAAAGCGCACATGCCCCGCTTCGCCGCGGCTATGGAATGCCTGCCCATCGATGACCAAACCGACGTGAGCTGGCTGACCGCCGTAATACGCGATAAAAATGCTACCGTCGTCCGCTCCCTCGGCCTGATGCCAGAACACAACATCCCCGGAAAAACACGTCAGGAAGTCGCTACCGGCTTCGTAGTCCGGCGTTTGGTGTATCTCTATGCCAAGCACATGCCGGTAATACAGCACCACCAGCCCCCAGCAATCGGCCGCGTCGAACGAACACGCCCGATCGCGCCACGGTTTACCCTCCATAGCGTGAATGAAGTCAGGTTTATGCATTGGCGAGCCCTGGGAATTCAGTGGTGTTGTAGAGAAAGCCGATGTTGTTGTTTAGCGGGTTCTGCAGCGTGAGCGAGCACGTTACGTCAGCCTCATCGAGAGAGGCATCTTTCACATACAGCGTCCAAGACTTCAGCGGCGTGTTCATATCCGCCGCATCAAAACGCTGATACGTGGCAGAGATCGGCGTTATGCGTGAGTGCGCGCGCCACAACTTCAACTGCTGCTTAAAGTCCTGCGCCAGGCGCCCGAATTTTACCGTTGAGTTGATCACCGGCGTGCTGCTCTGCTGGCTCTCTGCGACCTCCATTCGACACGCTGAAAACACCTGGCCGGCGAACGTCTTCGGGTATATCTGGTTAGCCACCAGCCGAATAGCGCCAAAAGCCGGATGACTAAACGTCATCGTGTCGTAGATGATCCGGTTAGGCCGCTGTGACTGAAATTCTCGTAATGTAGGCATTCAATACTCCGGCATGTCGCGGTTGACCACTTCATCAATGATCCCCCACTGATACGGCGGCAACTCAACAATGACGTCTGAGAACTCATCATCCGGGTTATAGACCTTCCGGGTGATTACGCTCGCCGTCCACGTCGCCGTGTTGCCATTGATACTCGTTTGAACCGGCGGCGCCGCGAAATGCAGTTCCTGCAGTTGCAGTCCAGAGCCACCCAGATTGCACATCATCGTGAACCACTGATTGCCGTTATCCAGGTAACGAGGGCTGCGATACCACTGCTCGAATGCCCGATCCTCTTGCAGCGTGAAAATCCACGTCAGCGACCAGGTGGTTTTGAGGTCATCTGTCAGGCGCTGGAAAATAGGCGCGCCCACTGCCGGCTGATCGGTGCGGAAACCGGCATCAATCGTGCGGCTCTTGTTGGCCTTCTGGGGAAGTGATAGCCAGTCGGGATAAGGTATTGCCACGGTTTTCTCCCGGTAATAAAAAACCCGCAGAAGCGGGTTGTTGTCACAGTGGTTTAACCACCTCAGCCTGTATCTTTAGAGCCATCATCTGACTGGCGAAAAATACGTTAAACTCTTGCCTTGGCGTAGGCGGGATATCAAATTTATCCAGAATCGCAGAGTGAACTTCTTCTGCTGATTTGAAGATTGCCCGCAACCTATCCTTCACATCAGTTTCAGTGAACGACGCTTTATATATATTGTGCGCAAATTCATTTCTCATTTTTCTGAATTTGTTTAATAACTCTCTGATCCCTTCGTTTATAACCCCTAACCGATAGGCCATTTCAATTTTTGCTCCAAACGTTGAAAGCGGAGCACCCTCACTGCCAAATAGAGGATCTTTGTTAGTAACTGAGGGTAATAGACGTTTTGAGATTATCTCTTGAAGCGCCTCTTCAAAAAGGCCAGATGCAATAAGCACTGCACCTCTGTCACTTTCTTCTTCAAGCATTTTGTAGTATCTAGCAAACAAATCAGAGCCAAAACCATTTCCCATTAGCTCAGTGAATTTTTCGTCCATTATTTCCCTCTGCTGTTATCTCGCTGCAACCAGTCAATCCATAGCTCACCTATTCTACTATGAATCGGTCGCCTTTCTTGGTGCGTGATGATTGCGGGTGAAAGCTTGGTCTATCGGTCCGCCACTGTTAATGTCCGCAATGATGGTTTCTATCGTCAATGACCCATCAGGATTCTGAGTGGTCTGTGAATCAACCATCGCGCTACTGTAGTTCTGAATGTTGTTGTAAACGACGATCCCACCACCGGCTTGCATGTCCTTGTTGCTGATCACCTTGCCGTTGTCACCGGGGATCATGTACTGCTTACCGGTGCTCGCCTGGTAAATCTCTGGCTTGCCTCGCTCACCTACCTGGTACATCGCGCCAGCGCTCACAGGGCCGCCGTTATAACGCGCGCCGGCCAAAGCCAGTCCACCAGCCAATCCCACGGTTGAGGTTATCCCTGCAGCCGCTGGAGCAGCGTTAGCGCCAAGAGTTGCCAGTGATGCCATTGCGGCCGCTGGCGCCCAGGCAGAAGCTGTTGTTGCGGCCATACCCACAGATGACGCTACGGAGGCGGCGCCAAGAGTCTGGCCGAGGATGTAGTTTTTCAACGCCTCCACGCCGACCTGAACGATGCTGTTTATCACGCTGTTCAGAATGGTATTGCCAAGCGACCGCATCGCCTCTTGTGCCGACATGGTGCCGGTAAGCAGCCCTGTAATCGCGTTTGAGGCATTACCCGAGAAGGCATCAACAGCGCTCGTCAGCATGTCGTAACCAAGGCTTTGCTGGCTCAATAGTTGCCATTGTGCCTCTGTCCTTTGCTGCTCGTATTGACGATCCGCAGCTGTTCGCAATGCTAATGCCTGGTCATGCGCCAACGTACCATCGTTTTCAAACTGCTGAATCAACGCCAGCTTCTGCGCATTCTCGTTGGCAAGCTGCTGCACTGGATCAACCATGCCGGCGGCTTGCTGTTTAGGACTTACCACCGCCTCCGACCGGATTTTTGCCAAGTTAACCTGATGCCGCTGCTCCAGTTGCTCAGCCGTAGTGTTGTACTGCTCCTGGCTGATTTTCTTAGCCGCCAACGCCGTGTTTAAATCCTTCACATCCTGCGCGTAGCTGGCGTTTTCTTTGGCTTCTGGGAGTAGCTTCTCTGCGGCCGCCTGCGCCTTGATAGCGTTGGCCGTGTCCCACCTTTTGGCAGCGTAAGCACCAGCCTCAGCGATCTGAGCCTGTGTAGCTCCTTTCCCCAGTGATTGCTGTGCGGTCAGGATCGCCTGCTCTCGGCTAAGCTCACTTGTTGAGTCCGCAGCAAGCTCTGACTGCTGCTTCAGGTTTGCCAGCTTCTGAGCAACGCTTTCCGCCTGGTTGGCTGATTTTTTACCCTCCGCATTGCTTTCTTTCTGGGCTTTGGTATTCCGCTCTATCTCGGCATACTGATCTTGGAGTTTCTTCACTCGCGGATCATTCTTAGATATACCAGCATCTTCAGCGTCATACACTGCCTGTAGCCTGGCTCTTGCTTCCCCTTCTAGTTTCGATAGTTCTATGCGACGCTGAGAACGCTTCACCAATGCATCTTGCTTAGGGTTTGCAGTGCCTGAGTTATTGAAATTAATCGTTCCATTGGCTGCGTTTTCTGAAGCTTTTGCCACCGAATTCATATCGCCGATCAGCGTGGCTGCTTTGTTGCTGAGAGCTGCTAAAGCCTGATTTTGTTCTGACCAGCCATCAAGTCCAAGCCATGACCACGTTCTTGCTCTTCGTGCATACATTTCACCAGTTGACGTGAGATCTGCAATCTTCTGTGATGCCGTCTCAGTTTTTCCACTTAGCCTATCTATTGCTGCGCTAATAGAGTCAATAACCTTCACCATGGTTGCGCTAGCACCCATAGCTTCGTTCATTTTCCCAATTAGATTTTGAAGGGAAATCGTAAGGGAGTTGCTCGCCTGATCCATCGTTCTTGGAAGCTTCGAGAATTCATCGTTAACTGCCGATGACTGCTTCATGATTGCATCAAGAGCTGCCTGGGCTGTTATTTTTCCGTCAAGCATGGCTTGCCGTAGCTGCCCCATGGAAATACCCATGCCAGCGGCCATTTGCCTTGCCAACTCAGGCATGCTTTCAATAATTGAGTTAAATTCTTCTGCCCGAACGATACCGCCGTCGATTGACTGTCCAAACTGGCGCAAAGCAGCCGCCATTTCTTCTGATGAGGAACCACCAACACGGCCGATTTTTTGAAGGGTGTCCACTAAGAAAAGAATCTGATTATTCGTCGCTCCCACCCCTTTCAAGGATGATGTCATTTTTTCCCACAATTTTGCCGTATCTTGCAGACTTGCACCGGTGGTAGAAGCTATTGACGAAAGCACATCGAAGGTTTCTTTTGCTGTGGCAGCGTCAGAAGATAGCCTTAAAATTCTTGCCTGGAGCTGAGTTATGTTATCAGCTACCGTCAGAAATGCTTTCCCATAATCAACGATTAATGCAACAGATATGGCACTCGCAATGCCACTCAATACCGATTTAAATCCAGACATAGACCGGCCAGCACTATCGGAAGAGGATGTCAGCCCATCAACGGCTTTAGATGAACGATTGGCTTGTTTTTCCATCTCCCCTAACACGACCGCTGCTTGACGGCTACCTGTGACCATCTTTGCAGTTTCAATATCAACTTGGTAAACCAAGCTTCCGCCGTCCTGCTCTGCCATGTTCTTTTCTCCGGGCATAAAAAAACCCCGCGAGTGCGAGGTTGATAAAATGTTGGGTATTGCCTAGCGGCAGATTTCGATAACTGATCGTTCATCTTGTCCGGGAAGAATTTTTTCGCTTAGCACATAGTTTATTTTACCTGAAACTGCCCCGACCTCTGTTTTGTAGAAAACAGCGAAGTCTTTATATCCTTTGAAACCACTCGGGTTGGTAGACATGCCGCAAACAACTCCCTTACTAGTTCCATTGGATAATTTAACGACCCTGACTAATTTCATGTCTTTAAATTTAACAGCCTCATTATTTGGAGTTGAAGCTGTTATTTCCTTCTGTGCGAAGTCATAGGCATCTTGCTCATCGCCTCCGCACCCTGATAACGCAACAGTCAGCATCACGATGAAAAAAACCTTCTTCACATCCCTATCCCCATCAATCAAAGATGACCCGATCTTAGCAGAGAGCATGGAGCAGGCAACGAAAAAGCGAAAATTGCGACGCATGAAGTCTTCGGTTAAACGCGCTAAGCTACTCCCACAGCTACTCATCAACCCGGAGAACAACAATGACAGTAAGTGCTGAAGATTTACGAAATGGCTGCCAATGGCTCGCCAGAGAGCTAACACGACTGGAGCAGCTAAACAGACCTTTAAGTTTCAAAGACTTTTACAAGTGGTCAGAAGATGGGGTGTTTATAAAAACCATTTTCAAAGAATACGGTCACTTTATGAAAGGCATCCAGATACTCGATCCAGATTATGAGCATCATAACAAGAAGTTGTTGGTATTTATGGAGGATGCGCTTGGTCGCCATACTAACGTCATCACCAGTGGTACCTATGGTGTGGTGGATAACGCCTACCTTCTTGCTATCAACGTGATTTTTGCCATATCACGCGAAGCCGACGATTTCTAAGCAAAAACCTCCACCTGAATGCGTTAACTTTAGGTAAAGCACATGGATAAATTTGATAGAGCCATTCAGCGAGATCTACTGCAGTACCTTTGCGACATTTACCCTATCGCGCCAGACAGTAATTTAATTGATAGATTTGCCGATAAATTTGGCGGCATAGACATCCTTACCGCCAACCTCATGTATCTTGAAGGTCATGGCCTTATTGATATTAAAATGAGCAGCGAGTTAGGTAACCGTTCCCCCAGAGCCATCTATTCATTTACAAAAATCACGAGCAAAGGAATTGATTTTATTCGTAATGATGGCGGTTTAGGAGCGATAATTAACGTCCAGACTATAAGGCTTCATCGCGATTCCGTTGTCGTTCTCGAGGATCTCATTGCAATATCTAATATGAGCGATGCGGAGAAGGATAAAGCTAAATCCACACTTGGTGAAATGTCGACGGAAGCTATCAAGTCAGTTGTTCAGGCGATCACAACTGCTGGTATATCTGCCTTGCTGGGAAAATGACAAATTGGTATATAAAAAAGCCACGGATTATCGTGCCTGAAAGGAAAAAGCCCACTCAGGTGGGCTTTTATCAGTCAGTAGTTTCTCTCGGCACGCTTCATCAGTCTGTCTTGTGGCGATTGCGTTTTGGTAGACAGAGGAGCGACAAATTCTTTCCACTCTTTGCTGTCTTTCTGGGTAGACGATTGTTTGCTATTCAATTGATAATCATCGTTCTGGCCAGCGCATCCTGATAGAACTACCACACCCAGCGCAACCAATAGTGACTTTCGCATCTCTACATCCTTATAGTAACAATCAACCTTGCAAATGATAACGAATCTCACTTGTGAGGTAAAGTAAGCCCTAGAAAGCAAAAACCCGCGGCTAAGCGGGCTTGTATGCTATCTACCTTTGACTTCTAAGACAGCCTGTAGGCCATAGTCGATGCTGTTCTTAAGGTGGTTTTGTTCTCCCGTTGCTACAAACACAATGGTTGCAGCGACACATGCCAGGAAGGATTGGTTGGTGACAAGGGCTAGCAGCTTTTTCATTGTTTCAACTCCGAATCTTAAAAGAGAAACAAGATTGCACCACAAACCAAAGATCGACCATGAAAAAGGCCAACAAAACGGCCCCTAAAACTGCAGGTGACCAAAAGCAAAAACCCACCTAAGCGGGTCACTGATCAAATGTCAGGATGTGACTGAGATTCCTGCTGAGGTATCTTTTCTCCGATTTTCACCTCGCCAGGCGGCAAGAAACCTACACCAGGATACGGAGCATCATAATATGGATAAATTTGACCGAGAACTGCAGCGTTACATACTTTCAATCTGCATTGAAGCTTACCCTGCGTATACTAAATGGGGCAGTTTTTCGTCTGACATAATGCAGCACGATGAAGTTATGCTATCAGCTAACATCATTTATCTTGCTGAGCACGGTCTCATTACCCTAAGACAACAGACGAGCGATGATCCCTATACTTTTCTTGAAAACATGCGCGCAACATGCAAAGGTGTTGACTTTATGCAAAACGATGGGGGCTTGGGCGCAATTTTAAATGTGAAAACTATAAAACTTCACAGAGAAACCATTGTTGTACTTGAAGATCTTATCGCCATCTCAAATATGAGCGAAGGAGATAAAGAAAAGGCAAAATCAACCCTATCAGAACTATCTGCTGAAGCACTGAAGACCCTCGTTCAAACTGTCACAACTGCAGGCCTAACGAGTCTTCTCAAATAAATAGTCCAGCACCAGCCCTAATATCAAGCTAGTTTTGTTATCCCAACTTAGCTAGCTTTCTTGCCCTTCTAGCAAAATAATCATCTGCTGCGTTGTCATACTCCTCTCGCGTGTACCCCTTCTGCTCAGGATACTTAGCAGCAAGGAATTGTTGGAATTCAGTCATCGTTAATTGCTCAGCCTCGGCGCGCGGCATATTGAAATGATTACGCGCAGCACTAATGTATTCAAAGGCATTGAATTCGTTAACGTAGCTGTTCGACTCATGCCGCTGCAGCTTTCTCACCTTCGCCTTTCCGATGATGCCGTGAGTAATGAGAGCCTGTGCGAGGACGATGATATCGCTGGTCGGCATACTGCCACGACGAAATACAAACGCCTGCTTACCTCTCTTGCTGGGCCGTAACTCGCCCATCAACGCACTAATATCATCATCACAGCATGCCTGCAGAACAATCATTCCCGCAAAGATAGCATCGCTACTAAATGAGGGGGCATTGATATGGGCAAGCAACCACCCAGGAACCGAGCCATACGCTTCAATAGCAGACTCAAGCAGTCTTGGTGCATCGCTGGTATGCAGCTCTGCAAAGCGCTCTACAATTGCCGCTGGTGAGCCTATTCGGGTCATGTTGGCGAATGACGGACGAAAGAAATAATCGCGGTCGGGATCTGAAATAACCATTTCACCGATTTCGGTCATTGGTGTCATTGGGATGGCCTCAAATAATTATCATCAAGGGCACATACATGCCCTTTGTGATAGTTACGCGGTGACGGTCACGGTATGTGTTGCAGTGAATTCGCCATCAACTGTTTTAACGGTGATCACTGCAGTGCCTGCCGTAGCTCCCGAAGGTGCGGAAACAGTAACGGTATTACCAGCAAACGCTGCAGTAGCCCTGGCTGGAACTGAAGAGGTAACAGTAAACAGCTTGTTATCTGCATCAGCAGGCGCAACGGTTACTGCAAAGGTGGTGCTAGCACCGGCAGCGATAGAGCTTGTAGTCGGAGCCACAGTGACGCCAGTTACAGGAATATCTCCAGCAGCTTCGATGATCTGGAAGGTGGAACCTTCGTTAATCTTCAGCTCAAGGCTATAGGTAACGATCTCCTTGACGCCACCACCATCGCTTAAGCCTGATGCGACCATGTAGCCAATGTGATAATAGTCACCCCAATGGAAACGCATCCAGACGGTCGGTTGGCGGCGTGCACGCACTTCATCTACCACGTATTTAACAAACTGCTGAATACCAAACTCATCAGTTCGGTCATTAATTCGAACCTCCCCCTCAAGGGAGTAAGTCGGGTCTAAGCTTGCAATTAAGGTTGCGCTGAAACCGCCATTGTCGGCATCTGACGTCAATGACTCGGGGCTTAAGTCCCAAGTTGCAGAGGTTGGAAGACCAACCAATTTCCAGTCCCCTTCTGCAGGCACTTGGTCAGGGCAGCCGTAAGTCAGTTCCAGCGTTTTTTCGCGGCCAATTAACTGACCATTTTGTGTGGAGCAGCCTTGCATAGTTGCTTACCTCATTTCTGATAATAAAAAAGGCCGCTCCAGGCGACCTTGATAGTTTTTGTTACTCACCCGCCATACAGGCAGGAGAACTGAAGGCGGTAGACTAATCGCCCCTCAGCTGTTGAAACAGGTGGAGGGATGCCGCCGACATTTTCGATCTGTCCAAGGCATCTATTCGGCATTGGGTTGTTCTGAATGTGGTTGATAATGTTCTGTACTGCGTTATCAGCTTCTTCGTCCTCGTTGACAGCCCCAACCACGTCAACAAGCACCAAATAGTCACTGGATAAGTCTTTTTGGATCGGACTACCACCGTTTGGCCTGAATACCAGGAACTTATCGACGTCTTTCCCTGTGTCCCGCCAGCGAAGCATCTGCGTGATAAAGCCGGTAGTCAGCCCAGCATCAACAAAATAGTCACGCACCCGGCGATGCATAGCAGGTGTCATAGCTGCATCTCCTGCCGAATGGCCTCGTCAACTTGACGTTTGTTTTTTTCAACGGCTTTATCAAGGAATTTTGGCTCGCCAGTTTTATCCCAGATGTATCCCATCGAGCCCTTTTTCTCTCCCTTCCTCACCGAGCGAAGTTTACGGGCGCCAAGATACTTCCCTGGTGCGTTATGAACGTAAACTGCATAAGCCGCCGAGTATCCAACTCTGCCGGTTAGCCTGGTTCCATTAACCACAACATCCCGGAATTGGCTGTTTAACAAAGTTGAGGTTGCAACAGGAACCATCGTCGCGGACTCTGTGCCGATTAAAAGCAAAGCACGATACATTGCCCTAACGGCCTTCCTGCCCTTAATATCTCCAACCATTCGCTCCAGCTTTGCCTGCGCCTCCCGGATACCTTTAACCTTCACGCCCATATCAAACCCCCGTGATAATCGCGTAGTCGTCGGCGATGCGATCAAACGTGTCGGCATACCGGATGATATGGCGAACCTCATCAGCACCCTCAACCTTTTTCGGGTCTGGTTCAGATGAAGCACCGATCAGGATATAGTCCCCCTGGCGTGCATCCGCGTATTCAGTCCAGTGAGTGTTTTTTACGACAAACTCAAGCCCGATATCGCCAAGCCGCGCAGTCGCATCACCACCGTAATCGCACATGATCTGGATAGGCTCAGCGAAGGAAGCTTTACCGTAACCGTCCATGCTCAGCTTTTTCCAGACTGTAGCGACCGCCGTATAGCTCCAGTTAGCCGCAGCGCTCATGAGAGATAATCCTCATACTGGTCAGGACAGCCGGGGCAGTTGGGGCATTTTTCGCAATCAGGTTTCTCCTCATCGCTTTTTCTCTCTTCCTGCATCAGCAGCCTCCCACAACGTCAAAGAACCCCACGCTAGTGCCAACGTCGATCGGCAAGCCTGCAGTGCATCCGGCGGTATCCAACGCTGCCAGCGTGTTCCTCATGGTTTTGATGTCGCCGCTGTAATCGAACGACCTCGACGCCCCTGAAGGCGCTGACTGTGACTTGATACGCTGGCTAAAGGCCGTTATCGCCATAAGGGTGACGGCGTATACCTGTATCAGCATTAGATCGCAATCATCGTAGCCAGACGCCTCCAGGCACTGACGGATGCCGTCCAGCTTGCACAGGTAGGCATCGATCATGAAGTCAGGAATGGAGTAACCCAGCGCAGACAACTGCTGTTTAACCTGCGCCGCCGTTATCTGCGCTGCCATGATTACTTGTCCTTCTTGGTCGCGGCTGCCAGCGCAGCTTCTGCTGTATCAGCGCGTTGCTTCTCTGCCGCCAGTTCTGAAGCCTGGGCCTGCTTCAGTTGCTCCAGCGCGTCGGCATGTTCCTTATCCTTCGCCGTTGCCGCTGCCTGGGCCTGCTTCAGTTGCTGCAGCGCGTCGTCCAGCTTTGTCTGAAGCGCGGACGTGTCGGCACTGGCTGTAGCGGTCGATGTGGCGACTTCTAATGCCAGCTTCTCGCCTTTCTTTTCTGATGACTGCTCCGCCTTACCATCGGCAATCCACTTCCCTGCAACCGCGTCATCTACTTCGTAGACTTTGCCAACCTCCAGCTTTTGGAAGCTGGCACCGGCAAAGAGGTTTGCTACCAAAACTTTTACGAGTGCCATGATTTATCCTTAGCTCGATGCGTGAATGACAGAGAAGTGGCCGTTGATGTCTTGTTTGACCATCAAGCCGGCGGCGCCCCAAGTACGCCATACGTAATCGCTGTTATAGAACTGGCGAGGATCGGCAACGGTGCCGAACGCCTGGCCTACGATCGGAGCGACGACGCCAGCAGCAAGAGGAATGATCGTGATTTCGTTACCGGAAAGCTCGGCGTCTTCTTTGATGTCGGAGATGCCGGTCAACTTCTTCAGCTCTTCCAGAACTGTGCGCAGAGCGTTAACGTCATAATATTGCTCCCAGTTAGACATGATTTCGCCGGATACGTACCAGGTCTGTTGGCCGTATTGATAGTTTTGCAACTTCAGCACGTCACGCAGAGCGATAGCAGCAGCGCGCATCGCTTTAGGATCGGTACTGGTCGCAAAGTTAACTGTCAGCGTAACCTGCGCCACACGTTCATCATGACGCAAACCCTTCCAGGTCTTGTCATCGAACTTGATGAAATTGCCGGCCGCGTCGCGGAAACCTTCCCAGATGTAGTCCACATACTGCCGGCGAACGTCATCGACAGAGCCAGCCTGAGCATCAGCCAGGGAGGAAAGTGCAGAGCCTTTGTTGAATACCGGATCGCGCCAGTTGAATTTAAAGCCGCTGTCGTGGATAGGCACCATGGTGCCATCGAAGGTGTAAGACTTCGCATCCAGCGCCGCACCGTTCTGCCCGGACATGGAAGTGTGCGCCCAGCCACGGCCACCCTTGCGGGCATATTCGTAAACTGATTCTTCCAGACGAACAGAGCGAGAAAGCGGCATCAGATCGTTCAGCAGAGTGAATTCGGTATTCGGCTCAAACTCTGCCAGCACCGTCTGATCGTATGCGCGATAGAGGCGCTTGATGTCATCGACGGCGTTAACCGCATCCAACGCTGGAGCATTTGCAGCATCACCACGCACGCGAGTGCGCGCAATGAAATCAGCCACGGCCTGAGCACTGGAGTTACGGGCAAGCATCAACTCGTTGAACTGAGACATGTTTGCCTCAAGGTTGCGAGTTTCAGTGGCCTTTTTGGTAGAGAAATAAAACATGCGGTGCTCCTTACTTGATGACAACGCGCAGGAGTTCACCTGCAGCCGTGGTGTATGCGCGGTCTTCTTCTACGTATGCGCGGACTGACTCGCCTTCTGCTGCGGCCTTAACCCGGCCGTTGACGATAGAAAGCGGCTGGCCTTTGGTGTAGGTGCCAGCAGCAGCAGGAACGTTGAAGAAAACGCCAGGGGTTGGATGGAATGCAACAACCCAATCACCAGCCTTAATGACGTCATCTACGGTTTTGCACCGCAGATAGTCATAGTTGGCTACGTAAAGGATCGCGGCTTCATTGCCATCTACTGACGCGGTAAATTTCTTCGTGGTGTTATCGAAGAAACCGATCGTGCCAGGGGGTGTATCGGCGGCGGCGGCACCTTCACGATGCAATTGTGGATTGGCGAAGATACCGCCCGCGTGAATTACGTGTTTCCCGTCTTTAGCCATTTTTTACTCCGGCATTTCGCTGAAAGTTTGAGAGGAGTTAACCTGACGCAGCATGCCGTTCAGGCCGATAGAGGTTGAGCACTGGGCAAACAGTTCCTTCAACGGATCGCCATCCAGCGCGTTTACGGCAACGTCGCTCATGCCGAATTTGGCTTTAACTGCTGCGCGCATTTCGCCTTTCTCTTTGTCTGAGTTGGCAATAAGGCCAGACTTAACAGCTGCGAGATCGTCGGCGAATGGTTTAAACCATGCCGGCGCCTCGTCGCTGTTGCTTGCCTGCTCTTTCTTCTTAGGCTTGCCAGTTGCAGGGTCGATTTCTTCCCCGCCTTCTTTTTTGGCTGTCGCCTTCTCTGCGGCCAATTGGTTGTAAGCGTCCATCAGTTCGGCATCGGACTTGCCTTCAGTCGGCTTACCAGCGGCTTGCAGAGCATTGATAATCAGTTCTTTCATCGGATCTTTCTCTCCGTTGGTTTTAATTTCGTACTCAGTGGGTTTGCGCACGACTTCTACGGGTTCGCCGACGAACACGGCCTTACCGTCCTCATCGATGATGTATTTCTGTCGGAAAAACTTGGTTTTATCGCGGTAAATGAAGGTGTCGGGCCAGATAGATTCCGGCCACGGCCAGTAATCATCTGATCGACCTTCACGGAGCTTGTTGCTGATCGCTTCGCGGATATCGTCAAACGAGAAGTTGGAAGCGTTGGTGAAGAAAAACTTGGTCTTGTTCAGCAGTCCATCGCGGGTGCAATCGATACCCTCTGACAGGTTTGCGATTTCGACCTCTTGATCATCGCCGTCGGCATTAACGAAGATGCCAACACCTTCGCTTGGCGTTCCGGCGCCAGGTTCATCCAGTAAAACGGCGACATGGTCAAACACCATGTTTGTGGCGATTTCGTTGTACTTCTTACCCTTCGATTCGCCGTTTGCGGCAATACCTGAGTAAAGAAGCCCGGTAGAAATGTGGATGGGCTCTACGTTTGTCCCAGCGATCATTTCATCCAGTCGATTTACCAGCCTCTTACCCTTTTCACTTCCTTCGGCATAACGGCGGTCGACATACATATCACCATTGACCTTTCCGTCGACATGCTGGACGTCTTGAAGCCAGGCACCAACGTGATAGTTGTTCACCGCGCGGACATCACCCGCCGATACATGCTTTCCGTCTATTTTTGGATGCCCCAGCGGCATCGGTTTGCGCTCAAGGGTGTTATAGGCCTTGGCAATTTCTGCTGCCGGGTACAACTTCCGGTTCATCACGATATCGTCAACAACGGGCGTAATGCCGCGAACCACGATGTGTGGTTTCCCGTCGATGGTTTCGGTAGTGATATTTGAAGCGGAGTTGACGACGGTCAGCACGTTAACGCGATTGCGTTTCATGCTGTGTCCTCGTGATTGGATTTCAGATATTAAAAAAGGCCGCTTAAGCGACCTTATATTGAGTAAACGTATTCACGTAAACTTCAGTTCTTTTTCAGCATCCCGAACAATGGCTTCTATAAGTTTTTGTGCTGCCTTTGCCATCTCTCCATATGCAATAAAGCTTGGATTTCCCTCCTCATGAACGCTGTAATCTGAAGCGGCATCCTCCTTGAAAAAATCGCTTAATAGGTCTCGAGTAGATGTGCTCAGCGATATAGGAGCAAGTACATAGAACCGGTGAAGCTGAGAATTAATCTCATGGTATCTTGCCCAATCAACCTCCCCGTCAGGCCCGCTTTCACCTCTCATGCTTGCTTTATATTCTCTTTCGCCAAGATCCGCGGCATATTGATATATCGCCTTAATTTCAAAAATTTTATCTAAAAGTTGATTGTATGATGAGTGTTTCTTTTCCCACCATTTTTCGCGATAAAACCTGTTCAACGCAAAATACGCTGTAAAGCCCGCTGCTGCAACGCCAGTTGTTATGGGTACTACAAGAGAGAGGAAAAAAGATCCTACCTCTACAGGGGTGATACTCATCATTTATCTGCCATGCAATTTTAGATGAGGTTTTATATCATCGTTATTGGCCATTTTTCCATGCATTGCTTTCTTTCAGTAATTTTTCCACCAGTCCATCATTGACAAGTTTTCCGTGCTCATCCACGACTGCAGGGATCTGGCTGCAGTAACAGTTGAACCTGTTGCCGTCTTTCGAGTACCACTCACGCACTTCTTCAACCGTGTAAAGCTTGCCGTGGCGCGATGCATGCCAGACGCGTGTAGTCGGCTTCAAGGCGGATAAATGCAGCAACTTGGTGCGCAGCCCTAACCTGTCCTGTACCCATGTGGTTTCGTTCCACTGAGCCTCTCTCAACGCGCCAACCTGCTCGGTCTGAGCAATCGTCTTTGCTTTGGACATTGATACATCAAGGCGCTTGCTTATCACCCTCATTGTTTCACGCGGGTTTACACCTCGGCCAACAGCATCGGCGATGATATAGGCAAGGTCAGCGCGCGCTGCATCGCTGATACCCTTCCAATCGCTGTATGTCGACACGAAAGCAGCCGCCACCTGGTTCTGATAGGCAGGTGTCGACAACAGCGCGCTTAGCGTGGTCTGCGACGCGTAGACTTCAGACTGAGCAGACAGATTCGTATAGGCATTGAGCGTCCCGCGTCGATACTCATCTGAGATGTACTGCAACGCCCAAATATCCTGACCGTTTCCCTCTAAAAGGTAGTCATCAAGGATCGTTTGTATTACCTCAAGAAGCGCAGCCAGCTGCTGAGCGTTCATGTCGTAGACAAACGTACCGGCGTTAACCTGATATAGGGTGTCACCTGAGAGAACATGCGATCGCTGAGAGTTACCCACCATCACCCGGCCAGTTAATCGCTGGTCGAACAGTTCCCGAAGCGTTGTTTTGATGCCCAGATATCGGTTCTCGATATCACGGAACATTTTGTTTACTTGCCGATAGGATTGGGTGGGGTCTGCTTTATTGCGCGGTATTATCGGTGTCCCGACTTTAGGCCTCGGCGTTGTCATCATTCAGCGGATCCTTACCGACAGGGTTCTTTGTCGGGTCTGGCTGTCTGGGTTCCTCGATTGGCTCCAGTTCGCCGGCGGCGCGCACCTCGTTTGGTTCAACAGCAGACGCGCCGAACGCTTGCTGGGTTTTGTAGGCAACATCTGCCATCTTGCTCATGTTCTCGAGCTTCTCGCTATCACCTGGCGCCAGCAAATCAGACCAATCGACGGTGATCTCGCCTTTCTTTGGTTGCGATACTACGCCGACGTCACACCATCTTTGAATGACTTCAGTTAGCAGCCATGACAACCAACCGCCACGGCGCCCATTCCCTTTTTTAGCCCATTCCTTCCTGTCTTCGGTAGAAGCAAGATTCCCGGTTTGCTTGCCAAAGAGGATATTGAACGGGCAGCCGATGGTTGAGGCATAGCTATTGGCCGAGACTGTCCATGACGGTGTAGGGTCAGCGGCGGCAACTGAAAGGACAGATGATGTCCCAGACTGAGTTACCAGCGCAGAATCCGTACCCTGGTTGAGCTTCCTGATCTTTTCATTCATTGCCTCGCCAAGGTCTTTATAGCCGGCATCCTTCGCCTGCTGCGCGATGGTTTTCATGTCGGTTTTATCGTCGAAATGAATACCAAGCTGGCGGCTCGCGTTCTTCAGGAACCCCTCGGCACTTCCTCCCTTGGTCTTTTCGATGTCCAACAAATCGTTGTAACCAGCCTCGTTTAGAGGGATGCCAGACAACATGTTGTCATCTTCTGAACCTTCGGCGAGGATGATCACCCTGCTGGGGTGAACCGTAACGCTTCTCACATTGCCATAGGTGCCGTCATCACCCACAGGCTGCTCGTTGAAGATGTAGTTCACCGGCTGCCCGTAAGTTGGGGATAGCGTGTCGATGTCATAGTTGCCAGGCTTAATCTGCGATTCCCAAACGGGGATCATCTTCACCAACGCATCTTCGCCAAGTCTTGCCACCAGCGCTGTATCTACAGGCTCTGACCATAGCCTGCTATCTTTGAGCTGCAGAATGATTGCAGAGTAGTGGCCCACCAGGTTGCGCCGATCGGCATCCTTGATTTTTGACCAGTGTTTTTTCAGCAGCTTGGTTACTGTCGTCTCCCATTCTGTCGAGACAGTCGATTTGTCGGTCAACGGGCCATCAATAATCGTCGGATAGTCACTCCAGCAGTTATCCAACGTTTTATGAACGCCGGCATGAGCCGCGGAGTTTCGGCGATAGGCGCGATAAAGCAGATCGAAGCTTATGGTGTCCGGGTAGCCGAACTCGTCCCACAGCTTTGTTCTTTTCGTGTTGCCATTCATCTGCCCCGCGTACAAGGAACGCTGGCGCCCTATCGCTACTGCGTCAGCGAGGGCGTTGACGAGGAATTCAACCTCGCTATTTTGTTCACTCACTGAGAGCTCCTTAGAAGAATACGGCGCCAACTTGTTTGTGGTTGTTCTTCGCTACGGCAAAGTAGCGGAAACCATCTGAACCGTGCGAAGTGTGATCGTGAAGAGGTCTGTCTTTCCAGCACCCGCGCTTGTCATCCCACTCTTTTCGGTATCCCTCAAGGTGAGATATCCCCTCAGCACATTTCTCATCGTCAAATACGCATTTAGGGAGGATTTCACGGACAGACTCGATACCGGTATCAACGCCCACTTTGGGGACAACCTTGAAAGTCATCGAATACACCTGGCCGTCGATTTCGTAACCCTCGCGCGCCAGCTCCTTCCGTGATTTAGCATCAGAGCCAAACTCTCGGTTTTCAATATCGTGTGGCCCCCAGTGCTCGCCGTACTCATAGCCACGGTCTTTTAACACCTTCATGTAGTGCCTCAACCCCTCGCCGGAGTTCTCGTAGTAGTCGATGACATGAAACTCTTCACCAACCTCACGAACGAACCAGATTGCTGTTGAGTCACCTACGCCGATATCCCAAAACGTGTGAACCGGGAGGTGAGAGTTGTCGGGAAGTGAACCGATCCGCTTGTTGGTATACAGCCAGCGGAATTGCTTGGCGTAATACGCTCCCTCTACCGACTGTTGGAAGGCTTCAGCGGGTATACTCGGATACTCACGCTTCATGTCGTCGCCAAGAGTCTTCTCTTTAGCGAGATACCAGGCCTTCTGGCGTTCATTGAGCGTGACGCCATGTTTGGCTTCCAGCTCGTTGAAGTAGTCAACAAGACGCTCTGGGAGGCTTTCTACCGGGTCTATTGCATACTGAGGATTCTTCCACCACGTGAAGAAGAAAAACTTCCAGTCGAGGTTTGATAACGTTTTGCCCTGCAGCTGTGCTTTCTCGGCCGTTTGGCAATAGTCGAAGAAATACCCAGCGCGGCCCTCGGCTGTACTCTCGATAGTTGTAAAGCAATCTGTCGATACTGCCTCAAAGGCGCCAGTGACGATTTCACGGGCCTTGTCCGGGTACTTAGCGCAGATCTTGCCGAACTCAGAAACATGCAGGTAACGCAGCGTGCCGCCACGAAATGACGTGCTGACGTAGAGAGAGCCGCCATTATTGAAAACCAACTCACCAACTGCGTCATTCTTTGCCGGGTTCGCCTTTCTGATCAGCGCCGGCAGGTTGTCGTAGGCATATTTGACCTTTTCCCTAAACAGGCGCTTTGCGTCGTTTAAGGTGTGGGCAATCAGCGCGCATTTGGCTGATTCGAACAACGCGGCATCGAGTTGGACAATACAAACCAGCGTCGTAAAGCCGAGCTGTCTGGCCTTTAGGATTATGTTCCTGGTGTGTACGCCTTCGAAGTATTCGAGCTGCTCAGGGGTCATCCTGAACTTAACCTTCTTCCCCGATTTGTCGGTAATGAAGTAAAGGTTGTTTAGGCGCCAGAATCGGTTTTTAAGGTTCTTCTTCAGCTCGCTGAATTGCTTGTTGAGATCAGCCATAAATCACGCCTCAGAAGATATCTCCTTCAGTAGCTCAGCCATCTCATCAGCGATGGTGTGCTGGGTTTCAATCTTTTGCTTGTTGGTATACGCGTCACCGCACTCTTTCGCAGCCTGCTCGACGATCTGAGCGGCCAATGCGTAGTTCTTCATGGTTTCGGTTCGCGTCGCCATGCGATCAAGAACGCGCAGCCGGTAGGCCTTGTTGGCGATCGGAATATCTGAAATTTCTGTCTTGAATCGCTCCCGCGTCGTATGGAACAGGTCTACCCACTTCTTAGCCAGCGACTTGCCGCTAACCTTTGTCGGGTCGTGAGATTCAACCTGTTGACGCGTGATTTTTAACCCAAACTCTTTTTGGACAGACTCCACCACCAATGTAGGGGTGTCAAAGCACGCAAGCGACTGAATGATGTAGGCTTTTACATCTGGTTTTAATGCAGCCATAAATCACCATCCGTCCAATACAGTCCAATATTTACGCCAGCCTCAACATGCAGTTACCGCACGCCCTGGCAATGTTTAGTTGCGCCACCTCCGCAGGCCTATTGGCCGCATCAACCAGTTCCTGAACTTCCACGCTGGCGCCATACCGACGAACTACGCCAACAAACTCTTCAACGTCGTGGCCGCGCAGCTTCAGCACAGCCTGGCCTTCCTTGTTGAATTTTGGTGCACCGAAATCGTCTGTCGCCTGTGCGATGTGGTAAAGCTCATGCTCGACCAGGGCGCAGAACTCAGCATCAGAACACTGTGAGCAGTAGTCGGCAGCAAGCGTGATGATGAATTTCGGCACTTCACCGAACCACTCATACATCTGCTGTTCCATCCGGGCCTTCTGCCAGCCGCCAGCACGCATCGCTAACTCTTCAGCCTGGCCGAGCACATGGCGCCCTTTTTTCTCAAATGCTGATGAGGCCCACATAAAGCGCAGATCGGCGTCTGCAAGGTGTCCGTGGTCTGGGTTAAACAGGTTGCCGGCATCGTCGATGATTTGACGCTGCATCCACTCCTGTACCTCGTTCGCAGGAACCAAGCCGATGTATGGCGTTAGCTGATGGTCTTCGATAAAGCGTAGCGGTGGGTAGGGTCGCCTCTCATGGCTCTCATCCTGTGCTGTTTTAGCCATGATTTTCTCCCAATAAAAAACCCGCCGAAGCGGGTTCAGTCATTTCTTGCCGTTGGCCTCAGCCATTTGCTGGTATGGGGAACAACAGCTGCTAGTAGGCGGCATTTGCTTCGTTTGTTCGTTCGTTCGTTTTAAGCTAAATATCTAAAATATTTAAACGAAGTTCAGTAGACTGATAAGTGTTAGGATGTGTGACCAAAGACAACATCTGCCCTTTTTTTAGGGGAGCAGCCACATAATATTTGAACCCTTGTTGATCAAATTTTGGCGTTTGATCCTTCTCACCGTATAACGAATAAATTACTTTCCCATCACTCTTGAGCTGAATTTCGTTATCTTCTGAAGCACCATGTATTTCTAAGGAGATGGTATTACCATTCTGTCCATAAGTAAGTTTCGCAGTGCCACCGTTGAAATCACCTAAATATACTATCTGCTTATGGCTAGATGCGCTCAAACCGATCATGATGCAATCACGGCTTGTTACCTCAGCCATACCAGCGTAATTTTTCTTCATTTAGTCCTCCTTTTAAAACGACTATTATAACCATATTTCATTAGTCATTGTTAAAGAAGTCTTATCTAATGCAGCTAATTTAACGGGCGCCTCCCATAATCAATCCCACGAATCGCCAGCAGTTGGTTGTTCGCTTTGTCGAGCGCCGCCAGCAGCGGATCAATCCACAGCACCGCTTGGCAATAAGTCAGGGTGCCGGAGGCAGTGGCGCCAGCACCGGTTGCGTCAGCGACGATGGTATCGGCTGGCATTGCGCGGGAACGTAAACGGTACGTGTAGTCGAGCAGCCCACCAGCAATAGCGGCAGGCACAGCCAGATCACACGTCGGCTGTTTCTTGAGGATCGTCCGGTATTCAATTTCTTTCCCCTGCGTGGCTGCGTCGGTGTTGATGCCGTATTGACTCGCTGCGGTGCTGATTTGGTTGGCGCGCTGGAACTGAAACGCCTGTGTGGCGATTGTTTTCGCCTGCAGGCTGTTATCGCTCCGAAGCTGTCTTACCTGCTCACCGGATTTTACTGCGTTGCCATGGAAGTAAAACGCCAGCCTTCCAGCAACAATCAGCGCCACCAGCAGCAACCCGATAATCATCGTTCGAACGCTGAATGAGGTGTTCATGACAGAAACATCTCGCGCTCAGCTGCACGGCGTGCAACAAGGCCATCCAGACGTTTACCGCCTGCATTTACCCACTTACCGAACTCGTCGGCGGCGCCTTGCTTGTCGCCAGCATTCAGCTTTTTCAGAAGCGTAGATGTGCTCAGCGAACGCAGGCCGAGGTTATACGCAAAGCTCACCAGCGCGTCGAATTGGCCCTGTGTGATGCGCACCTTCACCAGCTGATTAACGCCCTGCTCGTACTGCACAACGCCGCATTTCAGCAACCGATCAGCAGTGGCCTGATCAATCTGCATGCCGGGCCCGACTTTCTTACCGTCTACCGGTTGCGTCCATCCGTAACCTATCGTCCAGACGCCCACCGAATCCTGATAGGATTTCAATCGCAGGCCTTCAAAGCGCTTAATCAGCTCAATGCCGCTTTTACTGAAATTCATTCCTATCGCTCGCTTTATTCAGGAATCGACGCTCCAGCGCCTTTATCAATGACGCACCAGACCAGCCAGCCATACCGGCTACACCACCCATCACCTCAGAGGGCCAACCGTAGTGCAGGGCAATCAGCACCATTGTTGAACCAGCGAAGATAGAGACGAAAAGCTGGAGTAATAAAGTGCGCCAGCTGAACGCCTCTCCGTTCAGAACCTTGAATGAGTAGCTGGCGATAGCGCCCAGTAGGGTCATACCAAACGCAATCAGCATCGATAGGATGTTGGGTTCGTTCTTCCAGGGCATTTTCATAACCTCCCCCCTGCAGGGGTATTCCCCCGGTCATCGGGTGGTAGAAACAAAAAACCCCAGCAAATGCCGGGGTCGCTTAGTTATTCGGAAATATCTCCCGATATGTTTACTCGAACATCTCAGCTTCCAGCACCTATCTCAGATCGATACAGAGTGTTTGATAGCAGTATTCATATGATTTCTTATGTTCAACCACACGAGAATCTTTAGTTTTACCTCTCTCTGGCACATCCTTTCATCACAAACTATTTTTTACAAACTCTCTTTTCAAAAGGATAATCCAAGATGTCCTCCCACTCTTTAGTCATAATCACATACATTTCTCGAGAAAATTGTTTCACAAGCTCCACAAATAAGTTTATTTCTGCGTATGGTTCATTCCCGCCTACAATCCTTTCCATTCTTTTAATTGTTATAATAACTTCTTCATGGACTTTAGTATCCAAATATGTTTGAAGCGTATAAGATAACGTTTTGACAGTCCCTAACTTAACAAATTGCTCATTAAACACACCAGCCCTTGTCATTACCAAGTCAGGCTTGCTTGCCTTGAGATTATCCTTGTAGTGATTTATTTCATCCGTTAAGACATTAAGCCTATAACATAACATCATAAATTCATCTAGACTTGCAGACAATTTGGATGTTAACTCCCTCATGGCATTCAATCGTTCATATTTTAATTTCGTAGCTATTTCTATTCTAGCTTGAATTAATGAGGTGTCACGCTGTGTGGTCGCCGCCGTACTGACTGAAAAATATGATATTATTAAGGCAAGAATGCCTATTACAGATGGTACCCACAACAACAAGTAATCAACAGTACTTTTCTCTGAAACTATATCAACTGATATTTTATTTAGAGGATTACTAACCAATCTAACAAGTTCTAAAATGTCCACATACACCTCCTATATCGGAGGTCTAATATAACAAAAAACCTCAATAAAGTGAGGTTTTTATGAAATCAATAAGCTACGTCACTACGTAACCACTCTTATCACAATAGCCAGTAAAATTCGTAACGAAAAGCGGAAATTTACGCGACAGCCGAAATTTCTGATCTACTCGTCCAGGCGTCCATCTCAAGCGTTGCCCCGGTCATAGCCAAACAGCCCTCTATAAAGCTTTCTGCCATCATCAGCTTCTGTCTTATGTTCCCCTCTGAAACATTCCATCTACGGGCTATCTCCGATTTTGATACCCCGTATCGGTAGTGCAGCATGATTACCCCAAGCTCTCTTTCGTCGCGTACCTTCTTCAATCTACCCACGGCGCCGTCAACAATCAGACCGTCATTATCGCAACATGAAGGCTTACTCTTGCTCGTGTTCGGAAGAAGTCCCTTAAACCCCGCAGCGATCGGCGAGTAATCAACGCTGCTATTGTCTTTCGCCCACTGCCCCCATCTCTCTAAAACTAGCTGGATGTCTCTCATGCTTTTTCTCCCACGGCTTCCTGAAGTTGCTGGCGAATTTTTTGTAATAGCTTGCTGGCTTGGCGATGAACTCTTTCCGAACGCTTGTCGGCGGTTGAGAGCAGCAAAAGCTGCTCATTCAGATTGGTTGTGTTCAGCAGCGCATCGCAGACGTTCCGGTACTGCTGGCGTGTTATGGTCACCTCTTTCATGCGATTGCCCCGATGCCAATGGAGTAATCCAGGAACTGCGCCAGCAAATCAGTTTGGCTACCATGTTCCGCTTCCCACGCTGCTGGGTCGTCATGCAAATTGCGGTGACAGGTACGACACAGCGGGATTGTCAGGTAGTCGCTGGGCTTGGTTCCCATTCCTCCCAGGCCGTGGCCGATGATGTGGTGAGGGTCGTCTGAGCGCGCACCGCAACCGCAGCAGGGGCGAGTTTTTACCCAGCGGGTATATTTGCTGTCCTCTACGCGGGTGAGTTTCGGCCGCAGCATAAAGGCCTTTTGTGGTGCCGGGTCTACGGTGAAACACTTGGCAGCCTGCTTAGCGATGAGTTCTTTAACCGCAGGCTGACAGTCCATGTCTGACTCTTTGCGGGTGCCGCTGATCACCTTTTGTTCAGGCCTGTCGGTCACAGTGCGCGCCACTTCTTCAGGGATCAGATCGAATACCCCGGCCAGCATTGACCACAGCAGCAGCTCAGGAATAGTTAACGGGCCTTCCGACTTCAAGCGGTGCTTCGCCGTCTCAGCTATCCAGCGCGCAGTATTACGTGCTGCAATTTTTTCCAGCTTCGGCGATGAGCCACAGCTTTGTTTGTAACACTGGGGGCAAATGCGAACGGCGGAATGCCCTACTCGCTCAGTGTCCAGAATCGTCGATGGGCGATCATGTTTGCTGTATTGGCATTTCGTGAACTGCGTAGCCCAGGCTTCAATCGAGTTAACCCCACCGCAGGCGTTTATGACTCGCTCGTTCTGGAAGAAAACCTGTAACCGTGGGTCGCTGGCGATCTCATGTTCCACCGGCGGCAGAACTCCTTCTGGCGTGTCCACGAATTTACGAGGGATGGTAGAAATCATCAGGCGCCCGTTCATGTGAAACGCCATCTCCTCAGTAACTGGGATCAGCACAATACCCAGATCACGCTGCACAGCTGCTTTGACTATCGCTCTCATGCCTGAACTCCTGACATTGCATAAGCTCTGGTTAAAATTGGGCGCCACTGCTGGCGAGCCTTGCTCTCGTCCACGTTTCCAAATCCGTTCTTGCGTACTTGCTGCTGCGCGCGTTTCTCAGCGTCATTTTCTGGCATCGCTGCATCACGGATAAGGCGATCGAAAGCCTCATCAAAATCAATTTCCGGCGGGTCACCGGCCACCGGCTCCTGGCGCTGCTGTTCGACCGCTTCGGCCATAGCGGCTTTGTGGCTGCGCTGACGATCCCAGGCATTGGCGGCGGCCAGATAACCACCGAACCGGACGGCATCGAAAATCATCTTGGCGCTGAGCATGTGGCCCATCTTCGGATCGCCCAACAGCAGACTTGCGCGGTGTTCAGCCACCAGCTTCAGTTCGGCGGCGCTGTTACCGTCCGCCAGGCGCTCGGTGATTTCCCGCAACGTGTCGGCGCGCTTTGGCGTCCTGCCGTTGATTTTTTCATTCAGAAAATCGAGAACTTCCCCAGCCTCAGCTGATGGATTCTCTGCTACCGCATCGCTCTGGGGGGCTATGGGGGGTTTTTCTTTTGGTTCAATGACTGGTTCAAAAGAGTGACTGATTCTGGTGCCATCTGCTGGCATAGGGGGTGTGCTTTCTGACGGCACACCCTGTGTCACCTGCTGGCACACCCCTGTGCTTTTTGACGGCATAGGGCTATGCTTTTTGACGGCACAGGGGGCTATGCTTTCTGACGGCACAGGGTTATCCAGGGTCAGATAGTAGAGATTCGAGGTATTGCCCTTGCCGTTATTCACGCCCAGGCGGTTCTCTTTGGTGAGTAACCCCATCTTAATCAATGCCTCAATGTGCGCCCGTACAGCGCTTTTGCTGCACTCACAGTGGTCAGCGACATGCTGATATGAAGGCCAGCACTCGCCCTTGTCGTTCGCGTTATCAGCTATCTTGATCAGCACCAACTTGCGCAGTGGGTTGCCCACTTTGATGCTCATAGCCTGCGCCATCAGGTTCATGCTCATACTTCGACTCGCTTAAATTTTTCTTTGAATCTCTCAAGGGGCTGCATGCACTCATGCGGATAACCCTCTCGCGTGAAAATGACCTGGCGCTCAACCCGATCCCAGCGGATGACGTGAACCTGCACGCCCCGCCAGTCCGTGTAATACCGATCGAGCTCAGTGCTTTGCGAGCCGGACATTTTTCAACCCTTGACGAGATACCGACATATCGATAACAATCAGGCTGTTCATTGCAGAACTCCCAGTTAGAAAAGTGATTGCCGACCAGCTGCAACTGCTCGGCTTTCTTCTTGCCCCAGGCCATAAAGCCCCCTATTCCGTCTTTGGTTCCCGGATATGCTCCAGCATCGCCATTAACCCGCGCGCCAGTTCTGCGGTTTCCTCGCCCCTGAACGTCAGCATGGTTTCCGAACGCCGAAACCCTGTGGCGGCCAGCAGCAGGCTCGCTTTCTCCACCAGCCCACCTTTGCTCTGCCAGCGGCTCACCTGCGATTTATCAACGCCGATCGCGCCGGCCAGGCTTGTCACCCCGATAGCTGCAATGCGGCTCATGATGTCGCTCTGAATCGCCTGAGCTTCGTTGCGTGTTGTTGCGATTGATTCCATTTACAATTTCCGTTGTCTTACAGATGTTTGTTGAATTGCCCGTGAGCAATGGTGTCTCAGCTGTCTGGGTTGGCTTCGTGAAGCAACCATTCGGCGCTGAACTTGCCTTTGGATGCCGCAGCAAGTCGCTGGGCGTAATCCGTTTTTTTTGTGTATTCGGTTCGCGGCAATCGGCCTTTGGCGTACCACTTGTGGACGGCAACCACCGATAAACCGCAGATTTTCGCTGCCGCTGTTTGCCCGCCAACCGCATCTACTGCAATTTGCACTGGGTTCATAGGAGTCCTTATTAACCAAATTAACTACGGGTTAAGAATATATCTTAACTGACAGTTATGTCAATTCTTTGGATACTTAACGCATGGTTAAAAAAGATGAACTAAAAGAGAAATTCACAGAACGCTTGCGCGCTGCTTGTCTTGAAGCTGGCGTAGGTGGCCGTGGGCTTCCAAAACGAATGAAAGACGCCCTGGCTAAACAGGGGATTTCCATAACTGAGCCGGGGATCTGGAAGTGGATGAATGCCGCCGCAATTCCTGACTCCGTAAACATTCTTGCATTGAGCCGTTGGCTTCATGTTCGCCCGGAGTGGCTTGAATATGGGCGCGGGGAGATGAAAGAGAATGTCCCAGGCAAAAGCATCCCTGAAGCAAACATTCCACCCGAGGAAGAATGGGATAATGTAGACGCCTGGGATAGTAGTACCCCTCTCCCTACGGATGAGGTTGAGGTGCCGTTTTTGCGAGATATTGAACTCGCCGCTGGGGACGGAAGCTATAACGAAGAAGACTATAACGGATTCAAATTGAGATTCTCCAAAGCCACGCTGCGCCGCATAGGCGCCAGAACAGATGGTACCGGAGTGCTCTGCTTCCCTGCGCGCGGTAACAGCATGGAGCCAAACATTCCAGACGGTTCCACCGTCGCGGTAAACACCGACGATAAACAAATAGTGGATGGTAAGATCTACGCAATAAACCAGGACGGCTGGAAACGGTTGAAAATACTTTATCGTGTCGGCCCTAACCGCATTAGCATCAGAAGCTTTAACGATGTGGAGCACCCTGCCGAAGAGGTAGATCTGGACAAAATTGAAGTCATAGGCCGCCTTTTCTGGACATCAACCATCTGGTAATAGCCCGCAAGTAACTATCAAACCCGGCCACGCGCCGGGTTTTTTTGTGCCTTTCACCACCAAACCTTTCAAAAACGCCCCCTCACGAGAAATAAATCACAACTAAATTTTCTTTTAGTTCATTTGGTTATCATTTTATCACAACCAAATTAACCATTGGTTATTGACCAAAATTAACCGATAGCTAATAATCAGCCCATCGACAGCAACAACGTCACCCCAAACCACCGGGATGCTCTTTAACAATCAGGTTTAGTCACCCAGCACTGAGCAGAGAGCTCTGCGTAACTCAGTACCCGGTAGTCCCCAGCCCTTACGGGGGTATGGCACCAACGGCATGCAGCGGACAGGACTGGGTGACGAATTATCAACAAAGGAGATCAAGCCAATGAAGCAGTAAATCGGCTCATGGCCTACAGGCCAGCCACGCGACGACGGTGATACAGGTCGGGTTCCCAAGGCGACGCAGTGAGGGAAATGAGGCGTAAAGCATCACTAAGTAGCCGGTTAGCGCCCGGAGAACGCATCAGCAGCTTCAAATGACGAGTGGATTTACCCTGCCGCTGCCAGTGTTGGGCGGCAGGCATAAAACCACTGAGGATTAGCGATGAACACTACTCACGATATGGGCAACAACGAAACAGTAAAGACCGGCGTTTTCCCAAACGGCGACGGCACGTTTACCGCGATGACGTTCACCAAAAGCCGCGACTTTAAAACCGCAGCTGGCGCGCAACGTTGGTTTGCTCGTCAGATGGCCGACTAACAGCAGAGGGTTACACGATGAAACTACAGCAATCAGAAACACGCCTTTCCGGCCTGCGTCGCCCATCTGGCAAATTTGACTACCGCAGGATACGTCGGTCACTGCGCAACAACGCTAAGGCAGCAGCATGGCCGGAGAAAGGTATAACGCCTGAAGAATCACGGCGATTCCTGGGTTACGCAAGAAAATTGGCCGCAACTAAATAACACCCACCGCGCCCTACGGGGCGCACTGAGGTACTCATGAGTTTAAACGGATGGAAGGCGCTGGTTTACAGCGTCGCTGTTGGCCTTTGCCTGTGGGCCGTGACCATAGCGGGCTGCGTCTATATCGCCGGTTAACGCCGGCATCTCACCTATCTGGTGGCGTATCGTTCCGGTTCACCTTTTAACCTACACAGTATAAAGCCCCGGTTTGATGCGCCACCAGGTGCGTGAGAAATCACAAGCCTGCTCAGTACCACTTCCCTTGTCACATCCTTTGCCCCGCTCGTCGGGGCTCTTTTTTTCACATCACCAAAGGCGCTGCCCTGCTCCAGTGTGCTGGAACCGTAGGGAAACCGAGCGCGAGCATCAACTCAGGCAGCGCCTTTGCCCATGTGAATTTCATTGAGAGGACATGTTATGCAAACCACCACCCAACGCTGTGAGCACTGCGGGCAAACCCGCGACGTAGCAAAACAGGCCGTTAGCATCCAGCGCTACGAAGAAGGCAGATATAAGGCCGTGAGAATCCTCGTCTGCTCAGATACCTGCGCGCCGGTGTACGTCGTCCGCCAGAACATCAGAACACTGCAGCGCCGCCTGCACACTCAGCAGCGGAGGCCAACATGGTAAGCCTCAACGCCCGTATTCAGCACAAGTACGACCTGACCGGGGGCGATTTCGCCCCTAAGCGCCACCACGGCAAACACCTTTTCTACCTTCTCATTTTTACACTGTGCCTGCTGACTGCAGGCGCGGTCTGGAGTTAATGCATGGCCAAAAACTCAAAGGAAGCCTACGGCGCCAGCGGCAAAACCAACGTTCTGATGTTCGAGCCGGAAAATCTGCACCTGGTAACCGATAAAACGCACCCGCTTTACGACGAACGCATCCACCTTCCTCTCCATGAACCGACTGTGCTTAGCATCATGAAGTTGGGGGTGCTGGAGCCGATCATTATCTGGAAAGACCCAGAAACTGGTCGCTCATGCGTCGTTGAAGGTCGTCAGCGGGTTAAAAACACCCTCGAAGCCAATAAACGCCTGCGGGAAGAAGGAAAAAAACCTCTTCTGGTTCCGGCAGTGGTCAGACGCGGATCGCCGTTTAGCGTTGCTGAGGTGATGATTAGTGCCAATGAAATCTTTCAGGCAGACACGCCGCTGGGCCGTGCCAAGAAAATGGCTGATGCGCTGACGCGGGGTCACGACGAAAAAGATTTAGCGCTGATGTTTGGCGTCGGCGTGCAGACGATCCGCGCCACTCTCGCACTACTCGATGCCACGCAGGCCGTTAAAGATGCGGTTGAATCTAGCGACATTACCGTTACCCAGGCGCGCCAGCTGGCGAAACTCACGCCCAACGAACAGCGCGAAAAAGTGAAAGAGGTTGAAGCGGCAACTGCTGGCACTAAAGGCCACGAAAAAGCGCGCCGGCAGCGTCAGGTCATTGGCGATGCCAAACCCCGCATGAAGTCCCGAAAAGAAATCATGAAAGCCCTGGAAGGTGCGAGCGGTGATTACGCTCAGGCGCTCCGCTGGGTGCTGGGAGAAGAAGCATGACAACCATCAAGCGCTTTACCCCTGACTACAAAATGCACGCAGTTCGTTTTGAAGCTTTCGCACGTGAAGCTGAGCATGGCGAATTAGTTCAGTTTGGTGACCACCAGCAAGTAGTGAGTGCCCTGAAGGCTGAGCGCGATGCGCTGGCAGATCGAGTTGAGCGGCTTAGCGGCATGCTTACCGAATCCAGAGTTGCGACAAAGTCGGCAGAAGAAAGAGCCGATGCGCTGGCTGTGGAGAATGCGGCGCTGAATAAATCTCTGGACGATGTCTGTGAGTCCTACGAAAACGGGCAGAGTGACCTTCTCAGCGAAGCCATAGACAAAGCGATCAACCTACCATCCCCAGCCACTGACGCAGCACTTGCAGCTATCCGGAATGAGGCAACCGCCCGAGCCCTCAAGAATCTGTGTGACTGCCAGCTCATCAGCGCTACGGTCGCGGAACTTAAAGCTGACGAGCTGCGGGAGGCCAAATGAAAGAGCGCCCAGTGATGCCAGCCCAGACACACAGCGAGCTTTGCCTGATTGCCGAACGGTTCCTGCGCAATAACGGTTTCTCGGTCGCTTTCCATGATCGCTTTGTTGCCGTTGTATCCACCGGCGAACAGCCTGACGCAATTGGATTCCGTAATCTAGCCTCCTGCCTGATCGAAGCGAAGTGTTCTCGAGGTGACTTCCTTGCCGACCGGAAAAAGCGATTCCGGATTCAGCCTGAGCTTGGCATGGGGGATTGGCGCTTCTTCATCTGCGAGCCTGGGCTGATCCGCATCGATGAATTGCCTGAAGGTTGGGGGTTGCTGAACGTCAAAGGCGGACGCGTTTATAAGGTTCATGGCTGGCCGGGTAACGCGATGTGGTGCACGAACAAGAATAAGCCGTTCCGCGCCAACAAGCAGGCTGAGTGCGATTACATGTACAGCGCACTGCGCCGCATGCAGATTCGCGGGCACCTGTCAGAGGTTTATGACGGGCTCCCGAAACAGACCGGTGACAGCGCTAGGGAGGTGGAGCAATGAACGTAACCGTCAATTCATACTTCTGCGGCGCCGGCCTGATGGATATCGGCCTGATGGATGCCGGCATCAGGGTTAACCAGGCGTTTGAGTTGGATGCCGACGCCTGCAAAACTTACCGGCACAACCTTGGCGACCACGTTAAGCAGTGCGATATCAGCCAGGAATTGGTTTTCGAGCAGGATACCTGCGACGGAATGGTTTTCACGTACCCATGCACGAAATACTCGACGATCGGCGATATCCACGGCGTGCGCACCGGTGATGATTTGTTCCTGCATGCTCTCCGTCACTTCGCGCTGGCAAAGCCTGAGTTTTACGTGATCGAGAACGTGCCAGGGATGCGCGCATTTCCTGTCGTAATGGAGGCGATGACGCGCATGCCGGACTATTTCATCCAGGTGTTCTGCCCGATCAAGTCGGAGACTTGGCTACCACAGAAGCGAAGCCGCCTGATCATCATCGGCACCCGCCGCACCTTCGCCGTGCGCCCGCCGGAGAATTCAGCGCGCATCCCGCTGTCAGCGATTCTGGAGGATGAGCCGCAAGTCACGCTGCCTTCGGCTATCGCTAAACGCATGAACGGCGCCTATCGCGATCTGCCAATCATCAGTGACCCGGCAGCGGGTGATCTGGCGCCAACATGTGTCGCGCACTACGCCAAAGACAAGAGCACGCGTCTCGTAGTCGATAAGCGCTTCCCGCTGGGTGTGCGCCCGTATTCGAAACGAGAGTATGCACGCCTGCAGGGTGTTCCTGATTGGTTCGATTTCCCCGTATCCGACACTGCAGCGTACAAGCAGATCGGCAACGGCGTGAGCGTTCAGGTTGGCATGTGGGTTGGTGCGGAGATGATCCGCTACATGGGACAGGTTAGGGGGCAGCATGGCTAAGCGTAAGAGCAACAGAGCGGCGCGTCGGAGGATTTCCGGTGACAGAGCTAGGGAGGGAGCGTTGATAATAGAAAATCGACATTTAACATTGCTAAATACCCCACACAAACCTTATATGTAATACTCTTCACTTACGAAACAATACCGTTCCAATGAACGATAGACTTTGAAAATGTATTATTGGTTGTTAACACGCTTGCCTGCAGCCTGTGTCTCAGCTTCCTTTGCCTTAGCTTCCCGCGCCTTCCTACGTTGCTTTATTCGTTTCTCACGTGTCGATTTTATCTTTTTTAAACTCCTAATACTTAGATGAATTCTTTCAATAGGTTTCCAATTATGAGATGTTTCAATGTTAAATTCGGTACGTAAGTCAGCCGCAATCGATGCTGCGTAAATACCTACGTCCGCATAAAGCTTGCGACGTTTTTCGTAATACTTCCAAAGACCGTCACCATATATCCAAGGTTCATCTTCATAATGTAGTGCTTCGTTCGCTTGGTTCAACATTACTTCGATAGTGTGCAATCGGCTTAGCATGTCAGGTTTTAAATACTTGTACTCACCTTTTACACTGCTCATATCGAAGTTTGGAATCGACACTTGGTCAGATAACTCAGAGTCATCAGGCTTCTGATCAGTTACATCGTAACCTTCATCCCAAGCGACATCAGCACAACGTGCAACGAACTTATCAAGAAGGAAAATCAATTGGACGCTAATGTAAGCGCACTCTGCTTTTCTCTTTCTACGATCAAAGAAAATGTCTTTGCAAAGGTTGAATAGAAGTGGAAAACCTATAGCAGCAGCTCCACCTAAAAAACCCTGCATAGCAGGACTAAGACCTAACATATTTTCACCATCCCTAATTACTATCACTAATCGAGCGAATTCGATTATATTTTACACACTTAATTCATTGATTTTGAAGCATAGGTTAACATTCATCAAGTGAAATAATCACTTCTCCTTTTTTAAATGGTTAACATCATTCGTACCGCATACCTGTAATAGCCCCCTTGAATTAACAGATGGAGATTTATGGTATTACTACCGGACGATAACGAAATCATCTCGCGGCTCAGTATTGCCGGCTCAACGCCGGATTCTGTCGCAAACCTCCTCCGCTGCGCCGGCTACAACGGCATGACAGGAAAGGCCATCCGCCAGCGATTGATGAAGCTCGAAAAAGAAAAAGCTGTTGAGAAAGTCCGCCGCCCTGGAATCCGATCCGCGTGCTGGGCGCCAACCACAAAATAACCCACTGGTAAAAATGAAACCTCGAATTCCGCAACGAATCAGCGCCAAAGCTGAGGGGGTTCTATGCGCCTATAAGCGGGGTGAAAAGAAACCAAATCAAACCTACCAGCATAAGTATTTGACGCTACCAGTAGCCCGCTGCTGGCGAATGCTTTCGAAAGACAACGGCAACTCATGGGAGGTCATGAGCCATGAGCGCTACAACAACCAAATCAGGATCTGACATGAACAATTATGAGATGCTGCAATTCCTCATCGAAGACGGCGGCTGGTACACAGCAGCAGGCCATTTCGATTTGCTGAAATCCAAGTTCCCAGAGATTACCGAGAATCACATTAAGTCATTGCGTAGCGCTATCCAACGTTCCCCTCTTGTCGTTTCAAAAAGCAAATTTGCTGAAGGGAAAAAGGCTTTCAAGGTCATCTCCATCGACCCAAGTTACATCACCTACGCCAGGGCCAGACCGCCGACCACGCCAGGTAAAATCACCGATAGCTACATCCGCAGTGAACCGCCGGAAGTGGTGAGAATGATTTTGCTTGTCCAGCAATTCAACCAACTGATCAACCCTATTGCCCACCAGCGCGCCTACTGAACCCGGAGATAACCATGTCATTCAAATACAAATCGTTGGCCCATCAGGCGGCCGAGGCGGAACGTCGCGCGCATTTTGCAGATGCTGCAGACCTATGGCGCCAAGCGATCGATGCGGCGCGGGCGGTAGATGTCGTCTGGGTTAACGTCCGCATAGAGTTTTGCGTCAACGCGGCCGCGCGCTGCTGTGGTAATGCTCAATGACATATCAACTCATCTATGCAGATCCGCCCTGGAGTTACGGCAACACAATCAGCAATGGCGCCGCCGGCAATCACTACAGCACGATGAGCATGGCAGACCTGAAGCGCCTACCAGTATGGGCTCTTGCTGCGCCGGATAGCGTGCTCGCGATGTGGTACACCGGCAACCACAGCCAGGAGGCGATCGAACTGGCAGAGGCTTGGGGATTCAGCGTCAGAACGATGAAGGCGTTCACCTGGGTGAAGCTCAATCAACAGGCCGAACTGCGGTTCAATAAGGCTCTGCGGCAGCAAACCATCTTCGACTTCACCGACCTGATCGACATGCTCAACGCAGAAACCCGGATGAATGGCGGCAATTACACGCGCGCCAACTCCGAAGACGTGTTGATCGCCGTTCGCGGCCAGGGCATCGAGCGCGCCAGTGCCTCAGTAAAACAGGTTGTGTTCAGCTGTCTCGGCGAGCACAGCGCGAAACCCTGGGAAGTCCGCCGGCGCCTTGAGCTGCTATACGGCGACGTGTCACGAATCGAACTATTCAGCCGTGGCGATGCGCCAGGCTGGGATCATTGGGGGAATCAATGCCCAGTAAACAGCCTGCAATTGCTGCCGGCAGCGTTCAGCAAAACGCACTCAGATCAGTAGCAAAACGCTGTAACGACGAACTCCACGCCGCAATTAAGCAACACCCGAAAACCCCTTTCGACACCCTATCCCGCCCTATCATCATGAAGCATTTCGCACAGGTCGAATTGCTCGGCATTTCTTTGCCGCGATTCAACTACACGATCGGCATGCTGAATGGGCGTTTTACAGAGAGATAAGCCATGACTAAAAGCAACCTACCAATTCAGCCCGTATTGATCACCCGAGAAGGTATACAACAGCAGTTGGGCGGTATATCAAGAACCACCTTTTGGCGCAGGAAAAAGCAGTGGGAAAAGGCTGGTACACCTTTCCCTAAACCAGCGCCTGGCACGAATCCAATCCATGGCGGCGAGCAGTATAGATATTGCGACGTTATACGCTTTTTCCGCGCTCAAGGCCTCATTGATGAAACGCAGGACGCCACATGAGTGGCCCAAATATCCAGCGCATTTTGCTGCTCTTTGAGATATGAATGCTGATCGTACACTGCCATCTCCCCACCAAGTTTATGCCCCAGAACTTTTTCTGATACATGGGGCTCTATTCCTAACTCGCTCATTTTCGTTTTTGCCGTGCGCCGCAAGTCGTGCATAGCCCAGTCATGCACTCCCATCTCATTTCGCAGTTGCTCCGCCATGTTTAAAAGGACGCCGGCAGACATTGGCCGATCGCCTTGCACGATAGCTGGCGGGAAAAGTTGTTTGATGTTAGGGAATAATGCGATTGCCTCATCAATGAGCTTCACAGCATCCTCAGATAGCCCTCTAACAAACGGCTGGCGTGTTTTTGAATGCTCAGCAGGAACACGCCACGTTCTATTTTTCAAGTCAAACTCCCCCTTTTTTGCCTTCCTCAACTCAACACCACGACACCCCGTTAGAAGTAGCAATTTAATGAATATTTTATTCTGGTGATAAATTCTGGATGACTCCAGAGTTAGCCAGAACCGTCCGATTTCAGCATCACTAAAATAACGCTTCCCAGTTCCTACCGGTTTCCCTACGTCGCTAATGCGTAGTGCTGCCAGAGGGTTGATGCGTATCTTTTCCGTGCGAAGACAATACGAGAAGACCTGTTTTATCTTAGAAAGCATGATTCCTGCGAACGTTTCAGCGCCACCATCTCGCATCCTTTTAAAAACTGGCTGCCAGTGAGATATCTGCATCTCATCAACGATCATGCTGCCAACAAAAGGCGTGATGTGCCTGGCGAAAGCTCTCTCCCAGTACTGCAGTTTAACAAGGCGCTGAGCCTGTGCGCTGGCAACCCAATGTGACAGGCAGTCTGTCACAGAGGCTGCGCCGGCGATCTCCTCCAGCGTCATGGATTTCACTGTGATGGGGTCTTTCCCTTCAGCCAAGACGCGCTTGGCCTCTTGAACCATATCGCGCGCTTCTTTGAGCGAAATTTCGTCGTAACTTCCAAGCGTCATGCGGCGTGCCTTACCTGCGTACCGGTATCGGTACTGGAAGACAATCAGCCCAAGTGGGGTTATCCGGATAGACAGGCCGCCGCCGTCAGGCATCTCGATCAGTTTTGGGATGGGTTTTCCATTAAGCTTGCGGAGTTTGGCATCGGTGAGCAC